ATCTGACACGTTCAGCATGATTCTCAGTTGACTCATATATAGCGGTCACTGTTTCTGTGATGTACCGATCGTCGAGTTTTTTGTCGATCTGCATCTGCAGTTGGGCACTGACCTTGGGGTCACCGATAAGGTCAGCGGTGTATGTAAAGTCTTTAACCGCTTGGTCAAGCGCACCGGCGTTTAAAGCACCCTGGATCTTGGCGGTATACATTCCAGAACGGAAATCATCAATCGCATTCTGCATGACTGGACCATCGGGAATACCCTTCAGGCGAAGACCCTCAATGACAGCATCTTCGCCGGTGATCATTGCAATAGAGAAGTCACTGGCTTTGGTTTTACCATCAGCACCAACAGTCGTCAGATCGTCAGCATAGAACGATGCGGCGTTGGCAAACGAGTTGTTGATCACAGCCTCTTTAGTTGCCGCTTGGTATATACGACTACCATCTGCAGCATGCTTGCCAATGGCGGTGCGACCGCGCATCAAGTGAGCATCGGTCACTCGTTTGTAAGTCTTGGCTGCTTCTGCTGACAAGCCTACGCCGGTGGTACGTTGGATATCAGCCAACCCCTTACCCGCTGCCTCAGAGCCGTCGTAAGCGTCGAGACCCTGGGTATTGAAGTATCCGCTGTCCTTGTTGTAGAACAACTCACGTTGCTGGTTCTCGAATGTCAGGATAGCATTCTCAGCATCAGCCTCGGCCTTCTGAGCATCTACCTTTTGCTTTGCGTTTATAAACGCCGCGCCACCCTGTACTGCGCCTGACAAGATGCCCTGGTTAAATGCGGCATCCGGTAACTGCTGTTTTTTTGCTGTAGTGACAGCTCTAACTCCGGCGGACGGACCATCAAGTCTTGGAATAACTGGCATGTGATACCCTTATTTGTTTGTTTGAGAATACCAGTAGCCGGCCACTTGCCCTGCACTACTAAGAAGATCAGCGGTGGCAGAAGTTTTTGCGCTAGAATAAATGGCTTCGCCACTTTTCCGATTGAACGCGGCTTGGTCAGTCAGTGTCTGTGCCTGTTGAGTACCAGCACCGCGTATTCTAAACGCGCTCAGGTCCTCTAAATAGTCCGTGGTGGCCTGTATTTCACTAGCACTACCACTATCAACGAATATACCGTTCGCAGCCAGGTGAGCACGCTGAGACGCTCTGACGCCCGCGTACTTGACTCGCAAGTCCTGCTCCTGTGTTCGAGCCTGGTTGTCGATTCGACGGGAGTCAATGTCTAACTGATCCGCATTGAAATTGGCAACTTCACGGTTGTCCTCAGCCTGCTCCTTTTTGACCTTACTCTTACTTACGCCATCCCAGACCATGAGGCCTAGCTGCACTGCTAACCAAGGGAATGCCATCTATTGCTCCTCACTCATATCAAAGTCTGGTGTGATGGATAGGATAGCGCAAGGCAGCGGATCTTTCTGTTGAAATATTGTCTCACCGTTGCTGTTCCAATCCGGTCGTATGTTGATTGTGGTCTTGTATGTCTTGGGGTGAATCGTGTCATATCCGTCCGAATCAAATCGCGGCTTGATCTCAACCAACTGATCAACACTTGGACCAACAAAACCACCACGAGACTGGAACATGCTGACGTGCAATTGCGCTACGTTTTTCACAGTACCGTAGTCTCGAGTGTCGCCAATGTTCACACCCAATGTACCCAGGGTTGACTCATACCCAAGACCAAGTTGGACCTTTGTCGCAGCTCTTGGCAATGTAATACTGCCACCTACCACAATCATATTCTTTACAACGTTACCGTCTGCCAATACTGCAAGCTCTCGACCTTCAAGATGATCCAACCCTGAGATTACGTTAGCTGCCACGCCGGAGTAAGTGATGCCCGAATCAACGAAGAATGCGTCTTCGGGTATCACCTCTTCACGCGTTTCCATTCGCTCGACGTATCGTTTTTCCACGCCGTTGATAGTACGGCGGACCAAGATGTAAATAGCGTCACGTCGATCCTCAGTAACCATAGCAATCGACTCACAGAATCCATCTGTGACATGGCGATGCCACGCCCACATTCCGGCCTGCTTATTGTAGGTCATTGCGTTGAGTTTACCATCGTCCATTACGCACCACACGATACCGTATGGCTCGTGTGCGTAAACCATCTCAACAACGGATCGTCCGGTGAAGAGATGAAACGCAGCGATGGTCAGATCAGTACCACCGTCCCCCGGCACCTCCTTGTTGTTTATCATGTCACGCAAACGGTTGCCCTTCTCGGTGACATAAATAACGGAGTCAATGGTTACAACTGGTCGCACATTTGACGCACCGACGTAAGTCTTTGCTCGCGCCGACACAGTGTACGGGGTCAATACAAAGTCCGAGCCTTCCGACACGGGGTAAATTGCACCGCTGGTCATGATAACCAGGCTCTCGAGATCTATTATATGGCGGATCTCATTTACCTGGCGGCCCGATATGGTGAACGTAATCGCATCGGTGTCGCGCAGTGGCGTTGAACTACGCAGTGAATTACTCACTCCCGTCTGCGATGCAAAAAACGTCTGCGGTTGCTTAGGTGTGTTAGCAAACAATCGACGCTGCTGGTATAGGCCAACAACACCAGGGTAGTCCACTACTGGGTCCACGAACGGTACGTTGTTCGTTGGTGGTGTTTGACTGACGTTAGGGTTCAAGTTGAAATCGTTAAAAAGTTCAGTCTTCGCATAGCCGACCGCGCCGTAGACCTGGTTACCCTGTCCGGTGTCTCTGTACACCGTATAATACTCAGTGCCGGCAACTACTGGCCACGTAATTTGAACAGCGGCAGTGTTGCTAGACTCCAAGGTGGTGATACTAGTCTCAGGCGACGCCAGTGACTCAACACCGTTTAGATCGGTGCTGGTGATCACGTAGGTGTAGGTCTTTTGCTCAGTACCCTGACCCGTACCGACTGCAAGCAAAGTCGGTGCTGCGGGTATCCGTGATGCCGCCGCTTGGAAAACAATACCAGACAACGTAAATGTATATGTACCGGTTCGAGTCAACTCGGCCGGCGGATGATCCTGGTGGACAATGGTCATCGTGTCGGCGGTTTGCGTGTACTGTATTTCAAAAATCTCTTCTTCAGTATAAACCGTGGTCAGTGTAAATATCGTCGGGTCGACCGCACTTACTGGCAGATAAGCACCGTCAGCAATCACACGAACTTGAAGATTTGTGAACTCTAGAATGTAGGTCTGTTCCACGTTAAACTGAAACGGTATTAAGCGTGCTTTTTTCGTACTATCAGCCAACTGCCCGACGTACCGCATACCTGGTCGATTATAAACACCGCCTTGAGGTCGAACGATAAAGTTCTCGCACAACGCCAACCCGGCCGAAAACTGTGCGAGGTCGGACCGTTCCCGCAATGCAGGATCAAGTTCGCCAGCCGAGAATGAACGTTGTGACTTTTTCATTTATTGTCGTCCTGAAATCAATTCGCTTTCAATGAATGTGTCTTCCTGATCTTCGTCAAAGTCTGCCTGAGTAGCTTCACTTCTGAGCAACATGTACTCTCGCATCGCGATGTCTTTCACTTGACGACCCTTGCCATCACCCAGCAACGGGACCGCCAACTGTGACGACAGATACCATGCCAACATCATCTTAAAGATCGGGTCAAACACGTTCGGATCATTTGCTCGGTGAGTCAATCGAGCAACAGCGTTATCGGTATCGCACCCGATGACGCGCTCATACCCTGACCCAGTGTACACACTAGCTATAGCAAACGGCACACGATCGTCCACATTGAGTGTGGTGCGCGGGTGTCTGTGTATTATCCCTGTGCCAGTCTTCTCTGAGCCTAATGGAACGATCTGCTGCACTGAAAGACAATCAACCGGATGCGCATAAGTGAATAGCCAGTTGTGCAGCTTTTCAGTTCGTTTTGCCAGTGTCCAATAGGTGGTAGCAAAGCTCCAGTTTCTCTCACGTAGAACCTTGTCCAACACAATTGGATACTTCAGTTTACAGTATTGTGCCTGCAGTGAGTTCTCGTTCAATGAGTTGATCGACTGTGCCCTAATGTTAGACAGAGCGTCGTTACAAATTTCAACAATTGTAGTCATCACTGCATCCTGTTATTAAAGTGTTTCGACACCGTTTGTGTCAGTTTCATCTACAACTGGTGGTGCGGGTACGACAATTGGTGTACCGGCTTTGCGTGGCTTAGGTGCATTAATCTCATCACCCATCCAACGTGGTCGATCTTTTTTAGCAACAGGCTTATCAACATTGACTGTGTGTCGATCAGAGTTTCCGCCGATCAGTTTACCTTCAAAGAATGCTGATTCTATTACAGAATAAGTGGGCATTTCTTGTTCCTCATTATCAAAAAAAGCGAAACGGGAATCCCCGTTTCGCCGTTAAACTAATGCAACCGATTAAGCGCCGGTAACGTTAGTTTGTACACCCATTGTGATACCGGCGGTAATTTTACCAGCGGTTGGGTTGGTGCCTGCGACAGTGTAACGCACGCCGAGATAGCGAGCATTGATGTCTTTAGGCAGACATACCATTGCAGCTTGCTTGCCGGCTTTCAGGTCGGCTAACAAGATGGTGGTGCTTACTACGGCGGTACCAAGCGCAGTAGTTGAACCAACTTCAATGGTGATAGTCAAAGACGTCAGCGTGTTAAACGCCTCAGTCACCTGAATCAGTAAAGGTATTTCAGTACCCTTACCGACATCCATGTTCAACGCACGAGCTGCGCCGAACGGTGTGCCAGCAACGCCAAGATCAATGACATTGGTGGATATTGCTGTTGCAGTAATAGCTTGATTACTACTGAACAACTGTTGTGCTGATAAAATCATTTTAGTTCTCCTGCCAAATTAAATTACGAGCGGTATTAAACTACCCGTGCCTCGGTGTTCAACAGCGCGTCTGTTTCACGAATCGGAATACCACGGTAAGCTAAAACTTCCTTACCATCGATTTCAGAACGGCTCAAACGAACAAAGTTGTCAGAGGCTCCGGCGTTTTGTGCAGCAGCATCCAAAGCTTCAAGCACTTCGCGGTTACAGTAGATGGCCATCTTGCCACCAGCAACGCGACGTGATTGCAGCTTGTAGTAAGCTTTACGCAAGAACGTGTAGATATCAACACTGCCAGCTTGCAACAACGAAACGTCGATGTTTGCAACACGGGCAACGTAACGCCAGTCTTTAACAGCCAGACCAATGTGCCAAGTGAACATCTCTTCTTTCGCGTAGTAAGCGTTGCCATTTGAATCAACAACACGTTGCTCGCCCTTGTCTTCGCGGCTTACGCCAGCCTTGGTACCTTGTGGGTACAGAGTCTGACATTGGTTGTCACCCCAGGTTACAAACCACACCGAGGTGTTGTCTGCGCCAGTACCGCCAGCATCGACAATCTGATTGCCGTTGGCTGCGGATTTCTCATTGAAACGCGGCGCAAAACCCATGAACTGCTCGGGATCTGACGCTGTGTTACCGTAGAACATTTTGGTGCCGACTTCTTGGTTCATTGACTCCAGGTAAGACTGTGCTTCTGACAGACGAACGGCACCAGCTTTGGAACCAGCCAAAGTAAGGATACGTTTGTCAACAGTAGACAGACCTTCGACGAAACCAGTGGTGTCTTCAACTTGCGACACACGGCTCTTGTCATTCGGCACGCCTTGGTACAGCTTGCCCCAGGTTACGGCAGGAAGACCAGCACGAACTGAGTGCAGGTGCTTTTGTCCTGAGTTACATTCGACTGCAATAGCGTCATCCAAAACAGGGTTCATTTGCGTCAGCATTTCGATCACTGGTGCAATGTTGCCTTTTTCATCTTGTCGCTTGTACAAGTCAACTAAATCGAAAAATGATGCTCCGATTGTGGCCATGATTTTGTTCCTTTATCGGGTTAGTCGTTAGGGTATAGCGCGGACACTGTGTCCATTTTCTCACTTGCATTTCCACCATTGCTTCCAGGGTTATCCTCTTGCAGTAGTTTTCCAAGCTTGTGAAAAAATTTGAAGACATCAGGTTGCGCCAGTAATCCTGCGTCTTTGAAAATTGTGTTTACTTCTTCGTTGCCTAGCTTATCAATGGCCAACTTTACCAGACCTGCTGATTCTGGAAACTTGTCACCACCAACTTCCTTGTCGGACTTGGTTTGCTTTTCCCAGTCCTTAACCTGGATGTCCCATTGATCACTTTGTCGTTTCGCATCTGCGGCCATTTGTTTAAACCGCGCATTGACCAATAACTGTGCGTCTTCGCGATCAAGCGCCAACTCTTCGAGCAACGGCAACATGTCATCAACGACTTGTTTCAATTCTTCAGACGATACGTTTTTGGGTCGATCTAAATCAACATAGTCTTCGTCAATTTCATCGTCGTCGTCGTCGTCGTCATCGTCATCGTCATCGTCGTCATCGTCGTCAT